CATCCAAGAGAATGGCCAGCAGCCTGTAGGTGCTGCTGAAGGTGGATTCCTGACATATGAAGGCGAGATGCCAGACATTGGGGAAGATGTCCCAATGGAAGCACCAGTTTCTGCCGAGACTATGCAGCAGTTCAAAGCGTTTACAAAGAAGCGTCGGCAGCGCGGTGACGTAGAGCGTCTGATTGACAACTTGGACGACCGCAGCGCACTTGCTCTCGCCATCCTCACAGAAACCATCGCATCTAAGGATACCTTAGAGAGCATGGAAGCTGTGGGACAGGTCATTGTCAATCGCGCCAACACAAACGACCCGGACTTCAAAAACGTAAACACTGTCAAAGAAGTCCTCAAGCAGCGCAGCAGTCGTGGTAAAGGCAGCAAGATGTTCCAGTTCGATGGCCTAGAGCCGTCTAGCGTTCGTGACCGTCTCAAGGAAATCACCTCTGGACGTGCGCCAGACGCCCTTAACAAGGTGTTCGCGGCAGCAGAAAACGTCCTGAGTAGGCAAGAGCCGGACGCAGAATCATATCCAACTCTCCCTGACCACGTGTTGTACTACACCAAGCCGGGAGCAGCAGGAGCCGGGTTTTTTGAAAACAACCCTCTCCTAGAACCGTTTACTGAGATTGGCGGACATAATTTCTACGCCAAACATCTCACAAAAGAATTCCCATAGGGATTCGTCAGCTACCCGCCAGTGCGGCCCTGACACAACCGGAGCGGCTACCTACACGCCAAGTAGCCCCGCTAATGAGGTAAAATAAATGGCAAAAAAAGTAAAAGGCCACCGTGCCAACAAAGCGAACGATTCATTCGGTACCATTAACAATCCTTCGCTGTATCGCGGCAACTATCGTGAAGAAGTTTACGACGACGAAGACGAAAACCAAGAAGAGGCTGTAGAAGCACAAGAAGCGGACACCGAAGAATCGGCCACTCCGTCAGCAGAAGCAGACAGTTTCGTTGAGTCTAAAAAAGAAACTCACGATTACAAAAAACGGTACGACGACCTGAAACGTCACTACGACGAGAAAGTAGGGGAGTTTAAAACCGAAATCGAAACTCTTCGGAAGACAATGACAGAACGAGCATCAGAGATGCCTCGTGGTGTAACTCCGCCGAAGACAATCGAAGAACTCGAAGAGTTCAAGCAGCGATATCCTGACGTATTTGAAGTGGTGCAAACCGTTTCGAGTATGCAAACCGAGACGCAAGTTGCAAAGCTTCGTGACGAACTTGGTACAATTAAAGAACGGGAAAAAGAACTGGAAAAGCAGAAAGCCTTCGAGGAACTGCTCCGTCTTCAACCGGACTTCAACGATATCAAGGCCGACGAGAAGTTTCTCAACTGGCTAGAAGACCAGCCCGCGTCCATTGCTGACGGCATCTATAAGAACAATACAGATGCTCGTTGGGCGGCACGTGTTATCGACCTGTACAAGGCCGATATGGGTCTTACCAAGAAGAAAGCCAAAGCCTCGTCTGCAGCAGATGCTGTTACTAAGACCCCTGCGAGGGAAGTAAAGACTAACGCTACAGACGGCAAAAAGCTTTGGAAGGCTTCTGAAATCGGCAAAATGAAGCCGTGGCAATTCGAAAAGTTGGAACAAGAACTTGACGAAGCCCGTGCTGAAGGCCGAATCGACTACAACTCATAACTAACCTCATCTAAGGAAGGATGACATCATGGCTTTCGACCGTGCTGCAGGTCATAACAACCTGCCTTCCGGCAACTTTACGCCGGAAATCTTTAGCCAAAAAGTTCTCAAATTCTTCCGTCGTGCTTCGGTTGCGGAAGACATTACCAACACCGACTACGCTGGCGAAATCGAGAACTTTGGCGACACCGTTCGCATCATCAAGGAACCAACCATCACGGTTTCTTCGTATGCGCGGGGTTCAGTAGTAAACCCGCAGGACTTGGCTGACGATCAGACAACTATGGTTGTCGATCAGGCCAATGCTTTTGCATTCAAGATTGACGACATCGAAGAGCGTCAGTCTCACGTCAACTTCGAGGCTCTTGCCACTTCTTCGGGTGCATACTCGCTGAAGCGTAAGTACGACGGCAACATCCTGACCGCCATGTTCGATGGCGCAGGTATCTCGTCTGAGTCGGGCGCAGAGACCGAGACCGTCACCGGTCTGGGTACGCTTGCTTCCCCGCTGACTTCGCAGGATGGCGACGATCTCGTCAACATCATGCTCAAGATGGCACGTGCCCTCGACGATCAGTCGGTTCCGGAAGAGAACCGCTGGTTCGTTGCAGCACCGGCCTTCTACGAGACTCTGTTTGGCGCAGGTGCCAAGTTTGCAGAGGTACAGGTCACTGGTGACGGCACTTCGCCGCTGCGTAACGGCCTCGTCATGCAGGGCAACATTGCTGGCTTCAACTGCTACAAGTCCACTGCAATGAATGCTGCTGGTACTGACACCGTTGACGTAACCGGTCTGGGCGCGGGTGAGTTCCCGATCCTTGCTGGTCACATGTCCTCGACTGCAACCGCTTCGCACATCGCGAAGACTGAGGTTGTACGTTCCACCGAAACCTTTAGCGACATCGTTCGTGGTCTTCATGTGTTTGGACGTAAAGTCCTTCGCCCGGAAGCCCTCGTTCGTGGCGTTATCAGCCTGTAAGAGGAGACTAACTTATGGCGACTTTTACTATCACTGGTGGCGGCGCAACCGGATACGGTGCAAACGGCCCGAACGTCAAGGTAGCAAACGTAGTTATCGACCTGACTGAACTGTCCGGTCTGGCTGCGACTGATACCATTGAAGCAATCGAAGTACCCGCTGGCACCATCGTGCTGTCGGCTGGCTACGAGATCATCACTGCCGGTACTGGTTCCGGTACCCTGTCGCTCGGCGACGCTGGCGACGTAGACCGCTACGTAGCTGCCGTTGTCCAGACCGGTGCTGGCCAGAAGGCCGCACTGGCGGCTAACGTACCGCACCTGTACACTGCTGCAGACACCATCGACCTCAAGAGTGCCACTGCTGTGTGTAACTCGAAGGTACGTGTGTGGGCCATCATGGCCGACTGCAACGGTACGTCGGATGACATGGTTGTCGCACTGACAGCCTAACCAACTTGTCGGGGGGGCCACGTGCCCCCTTGACACTCTTTTAGTTACATGATAAAAGCAGGAACCTCCTGCGGGGATAAACCATATGGCCCGTAAAGCCGACAAGATGCCAGCCCGTAACAAGAAGAACTTTCGCCCTACCAAGAAGGGCGCGGGTATGACCGAAGCTGGGGTCAAGGCTTACCGCAAGAAGAACCCCGGTTCCAAACTCAAGACTGCAGTCACCGGCAAAGTAAAGCCCGGAAGCAAGGCAGCTAAACGTCGCAAGTCGTTCTGTGCCCGTTCTGCAGGTCAGATGAAGAAGTTCCCTAAAGCAGCAAAAGACCCGAACAGCCGTCTGAGACAGGCTCGGAAGAGGTGGAAATGCTAAACCTACTGATTGGGCCACTCTCGCAACTGGCGGGTACATGGCTCGAAGGCAAGGTCGAAAAGACCAAAGCCGAAACTGGCGCAAAGGTCGCTAAGGCAAAAGCTGAAGCGGTCATCATGGAAAAGAAGGCTACCGGTGAACTCGATTGGGACATCACTATGGCAGAAGGCAGCAAGCACTCGTGGAAAGATGAGTGGCTTGTTATTTTGTTTTCGGTACCCCTCATCCTTGCCTTCATTCCGGGCATGGAAGGCGTCGTTGAGCGCGGCTTTGCACAACTCGAACAGATGCCCGATTGGTATCAATACAGCTTGGGAGTCATCGTTGCCGCATCTTTTGGGGTACGATCTGCCACCAAGTTCTTCCAGAAGAAATAGGCTATGGCAGAGGTAACCTTTGAACGCATAGCAAAGTGGAAGCTACTACCCCGCTTTATGATGCTCGTTATGACGCTTATGAGTTGGCGTTGTGCCGAGTGGTTTATGAACTTGGACGCCCCGACAGCATCACAGTCCGCCTTTGTAAGCGTTGTGATGGGTGCCATGACAGGTGCGTTTGGCATCTGGATGGGCGGAGAAACAAAGAAATGAAATATAACACATCGCATTTTCTCGACAAACTGATCGCACACGAAGGTATGGTCCTCACCGTGTATCAGGACACTCTCGGCATCGACACTATTGGTATCGGGCGCAATCTTAAAGACCGGGGGATCAGTAAGGAAGAACTCGATTACATGGACATTCCGTCGATGGCTATCGTGTATGAACACGGTATCACAGAAGCGGATGCACGTTATCTTGCCATGAACGACATCAAGATCGTAGAAGACGAACTGTGCCGCGTACATCCATGCGTAAGCGACTTGGACGCGGTACGTCAACTAATCCTGATGGATATGGCCTTCAATATGGGTGTGCCACGCCTCTGTAAATTTAAGAAGATGTGGGGTGCAATCCACGACCACAAGTTCGACATCGCGTCGATTGAGATGCTCGACTCCCGTTGGGCGAAGCAGGTAGGTTCG